CGCCGAAATGGACGCAGTAGGTCTTCAGGAGATTGGCGTCAGGCGTCCAGTCCAGGGTCATCTCCACTGGCGCCTTTGGGTCGATAGGGGTTGGCTCCTCTTCAGGGTCGATAGGTGGCTCATCCTCCAGATCACCAAAGCCATCGAACATTTCAGCCCGCTTCTCGCCCGCGTTGAGAGAGTGGTGTTGATCTTCTTGGTTTTGGTTCTTGGTTATTGGTTCTTGGTTAGCTTTCGATCCGGTTTCATCTGGGTTAGCGGAACAAAACCCTTGGGTTTCTTCTGGGTTATGGTTGGGTTCGCTTTCGGTTTTCCTTGGGCGGCCACCGCGCTTGCCGTTCTCCACGGCCTGCTTGGCTTTCAGGCGATATTGCTCAATCACTTCGTCGCAGTGGGAGTGAGACCAGACGCCCGGCGTGTTTTCGGTGAAGAACTCCTGCAAAACGGCAGCAACTTGCTCGCCATTCTTGCGCAGACGAATGACGCGAGAAATCTCATCAGGATTACCCTGAAGAGGCTCCTCGTTGACGTAGTACAGGTCGATCAACCTGCGGTAAGCCAAGTCCTCGATAGGGTCCAAATGGGCTGTCCTAAGCATGTAATCGCCAGGGTGGAACGGGAAGAAATTCATCAGATGGACCCCTCTACCAGATACTGAGCCCACAGACCTGCAACCCAGGTGACGCCCTTGGGGGTGAATTTGGTTTGGTTGAAGGCGTGGCCGCTGTCGCTGGTGCCGGTCTTCACGTCGAAGCGGCCGGCGTTGATGTGCTGGGCATAGGTCTGCCATTCGCCTCCCATGCGGTACATGATCTTCTTGTCGAGCAAGAACTCGCGGAAGCGGGCCTCATTAGCGCCCAGCAGCTTGGCGGTTTGACGGAAGCCTTTAAGGCCGGTTGATTCAACGTACTTGTCGACGAACTTAACTTTGGGGGCGGCGATGGCCAGGGCCTGATTGGCGGCTTGCTGAAGCTCAAACTGTTCGGCCCAGGCGCGGGCCGCTGCTGCTGGATTGGAGAAGTCGGGGAGCGTGGCGATTACGCGAGGCTTGATGTCGTCCTCCAGCTCATGCAGGCGATGCACAACCTTGCGGCGTAGAGGGACGCTGTAGCCGGTCAAGAGCGTCTCTGTCAGCTCTTTATCCAGATGGAAGTTGACGGTGTAGCCCCGGCCGTCCTTGTCCTCGCGGACATGGCCCAAAACTGGACCATCTTTTTCCAGCGCATCAAGCATTTCGCGAATGTCGCGAATGACATGTTTGTGCTGTTTTCCAGTCAGTTCCGCAATCTCGGTGCTGCTCATTGAAATGGCGCGCGCCACGTTTTCGTGATTAGCAAAACGTGGCGCGGGATGCTGGGTATTGCCTTGTGCGTGAATTTGCATATAAGATCCGTCCATCAAGTTGTGTTGAAAGGGCCGGGTCGTAACCCCGGCTTTTTTTCGTCTCGGATTTGGCAGAGGCCCTCTTGGTCACCCTTAAGAGTCCCTGCCGGAGGCCCTCATTGGGGTCACCAGATGAAGGACCTGGGCCTTCTTTCGTCCCACCTCGGAAAGCGCCCCGCTGGCTATGGCGATTTCCGTCATTTCGTTGATTGCTTGGTTGAAGCTCCAACCTCTATCGCGCATCAACCTCTCTACTGCTTGCCGCGTTTTGGGCGGCAACTTCTCAAGCTCAATGCTCATTCGGGCCTCCAAAAGGCCTCTAGCCCGCGATATCTTCTTGTTTGTCCTGCATCAGTTCTTCGATCACGCCGTTGGCTACGGCCCATTCAATGATTTCGTACAGATAGGTGGCGTGTTGCATGCGGGTCTTGGTTGCTGCTTTACGAAGGATCCGATCCAGCACAGGTTCGAAACGAACCTTCACCGGGATGGCGCGCTTTTGATTGGGGTCCATGTACATGCTGGGTATTTCCTTGTGGCTGATGAAGTGGTTAAGCGGCAGAAAGGGATTCAGCTGGATACAGATCCGGCCGAAGCTCATGGCGGGAGACGCCAGTAGCTTTTTCGATTTCGAGAACTCGCTCAGCGGGTACACGCCCAGAGGCGCACATTTTCTGCACCGCTTGAGGCGTGACCTTGAGGTGGCGAGCAAGTGCGGACTGGCCGCCAGCGGCCTTTGCCGCCTTGCATACTGGAAAGTCTTCCATTTTGAACCTCAAAGTTACAGTTACAACCAGAGGTTATCGCATGACGCTGCCACTTACAACTTACATTCACAGTGAAAATTACAACTTCGGGTTGCATCATTGGGCTATGAGCACATTAGGTAAGCGCATAGCGCAAAAACGAGAGCAGTCAGGGTTGAGCCAGTCTGAGCTGGCCAGGCGTCTTGGCTTATCGCCTCAGGCCGTCCAGAAGTGGGAGTCCGAGGTTTCGGTTCCGCGCGGGCGAAGGCTTGACGAAATAGCTAGCGAGCTATCGACTTCCGTAGGGTTTCTAGTCACTGGCGAGGCATCCGCCGCGCCGCAGCAAAAGATCGAATCGAACGCCACCATGATTGGCCCGTTCGACGTATGGGATGACGACACCCCCCTGGATGATGACGAGGTGTACGTGCCATTCCTTAAGGAAGTGGAGCTGTCTGCCGGATCTGGCAAGACAGTCGTAGAGCAGTCGCATAAGCAAAAGCTGCGCTTTGGAAAGCTAACCCTGCGCAGGCAGAACGTGCAGCCCAGTGAGGCCGTGTGCGTAACCGTGAGCGGCAATAGCATGGAGCCGGTACTGCCGGACAAGAGCACGGTCGGCGTCGACCAGGGAGCAACCAGCATCGTGGACGGCAAGATGTACGCCCTAAACCACGGAGGGCAGCTCCGTGTAAAAATGCTGTACCGATTACCTGGCGGAGGAATAAGGCTGCGCAGTTATAACCGTGACGAGCATCCAGACGAGGAGTACACGGCCCAGCAAATGATCGACAGCGAAATCATCGTGCTCGGCAAGGTGTTTTGGTCTTCGGTGCTCTGGTAGGCCGGGCCGTCTGACGCGGAGGGGGGTTGTAGGTGGTGCTCAGGCCTAAATAATCTTAATTAATCAAAACCAAGGAAGTGCTTGATGGGAAACGACAAGAAGCCGAACACACCAAAGCCTGGTGGCGGGGTCGTGCAGAAAGGTCCAAATAAGGTGAAATCGGGTTATGCTGAAGATGGGATGCCGCCAAACGTGATATCCCAGAATCGTCCAGCACCGCCCCGACCGAGGCCTCGTCCAAATGACTCAGATAGCTGACAAGCATCACGAGATCGGCTTTTATCTTCGCCGCTGCATCAAATATCACACATACCGATCTGCATTTTTTGCCAAGCTGAAGACGTTCATGTCGTTCGTCGGCGTGCTTTTTGGGTCTGCCGTTGCTGCCGCTCTTGTGGCGAAGGCGCCCCCAGAATACGCAATCGTAGCGTCCATTATCGTCGCCGGGTTTTCTGCTTTTGACTTGGTTGTTGGCACAGCGAAACGATCCTGGGATCACAACGACCTAAAGAAAAGATACTTTGCGATAGAAATCGAATTTCTGGATATTGACCCCGCTACATTCACTGAGAAGATGCTCAGGGATTTCGACATCAAAATCCGCAAGATCGAGTCTGATGAGCCGTATGGCCTGCAATTGCTCAACGCAATCGCTGAGAACGAGGTTATACGCGCATCCTACGCAGCTGAAGACGCTGAAAGGTATGTCTGCAAGCTTCCGTGGTACAAGCGAGTCACTGCGAATGTGATCGATTGGGATGTGTCCAAGCACTTGACCGTTCGAGCGTAAACTGCAACGGCGTCACGATAGCTCGGCACCACGCTGAGCTTTTTCGTTCTGCCGCCCCGGCTCTCCACTCGTCCCGCGACCACCCTGCCCTGGCTGCAAATCGATCTGCCGTCTCGGCAATCCCGGCGAGCACCCCTACCCCGCGCAGGGATCGGCCCGCACCACCTGCACCACCTGCACCACTCGCACATACCTCATCGACCTGCTGATTTGCGGTTGACCTGCACCTGATCTCCATGACTGAGCCTGCCTTGAGCGGGTTTTTTTGTGCCTGCACAAACAACCACAGGTTACTGATTTCTATGGACCTACAACCGAAAAGGAAAATATCTACAACCAAACGCTTGCGCACTGTAACTTTAGGTTGTAGATTTACCCCCATCGAGTCACCCATCAGGGCCTCGGCAGCCCCTCGGGCTTAACCGCTCTTTAGCGACACACCTTGCCGGATCGACACCGGCCCATCTTCAAAGGCAGCGATGAATCGGCCTTAACGATTCAGAGGGGTGGCAACTGCCCCGGGTGCGCAGCGTAAAGCGCCAAGAACAGTTATCCAGCGGGAGAACAAGCCGAAAGGCCCGCGGCTGGAATGACAACACGAAATAGCCAGCGACCGACGCCAGTAGCGGGTCGCGGTGCAAGACCGAACATTTCACTGAAGCGCCTGGGCGACCGGGCGTTTTGGGAAATCAACCGGGAGTCACATCATGAAAACCTACACACCTGAACAACTGGCCGAAATCCTCAGCAAACACAAATCGTGGCTGGATGACGAGGATGGCGGCGAACGTGCCAACCTGAGCAGTGCCAACCTGAGCGGTGCCAACCTGGGCGGTGCCAACCTGAGCAGTGCCAACCTGAGCGATGCCTACCTGCGCGGTGCCTACCTGCGCGGTGCCAACCTGAGCAGTGCCAACCTGAGCGGTGCCAACCTGGGCGGTGCCAACCTGAGCGATGCCTACCTGCGCGGTGCCAACCTGAGCGGTGCCTACCTGAGCGGTGTCGCCGAACTCTGGGGTGTATCTGGCAACTACCGTGAAATCAAAGCTGTTCAGTGCGATATCTGGCCTGTCACCTACACAGCCGAAAAGATGCAGATCGGCTGCCAATTCCACCTTATTACAGAGTGGTGGGCATTCAGTGATGAGCAGATCAGCCGAATGGACGGCCAGGCGCTTAAGTGGTGGAAGGTCTGGAAGCCAATCCTGAAGACGATCATCGAGGCTTCGCCAGCAGTTCCGGGCGGTACTGAGCCTGAAGCTCAATCTGAAGCAGCCTAACCCATTCGCCTATGGGCAATCAGGAGGTAGAGAGACGCTGACAAAAGACGACATTCCGCGCTTCCGAGCTGAAGCAAAGAGCTTCAGAGCCCATGCCAAAGCAGCACGGGCTGAAGTCGCGAAATGCAAAGCGGCCGGCGACTGGGTTGGCAAGCTCAAAGCCGAGTGTCGAGTGACCGAATACGTCCGAGATGCTCAGGACCGGGACAGGCTGATCAGCGAGCTGAAAGCCTAACACCATTCACCCAAGCGCCTATACCGGGCGCTGAATTCAGGAGGTAGGGAGA